CTTCCGATCTCAGTCTCGCAAAGCCTCTTGAAGCGCCTGGTGATTGTCCTCGTGTCAATGCTTGATTTCACTGACCTGTATACTGTGGCTAGAAGTGGATCAGTAGGATAGCAGCCCTCCTGCTCGACTCTGTATGTCTTCCAGTCCATGAGTATTTTGCCAGCCCAGCCAGCAAGGGATTGATCGACGTCTGCCTTGCCCTTCGTTTCTCTGAGCCGAGCGAATACAACGCCACCAGCGGAGCGATTGAGGTCGCAGACCCTTATGCGAGCCAACTCCCCTACCCTTAAACCTCCTCCAAACAGGAGAGCCAGAATCGCTCTGTCCAAGAACCCTGAGCGCGTGTCGTGCTCGCAAGCATCGAAGAGGTCCGTCACCTTCTCAATGGGAATTGCGTATGTTATCTGGCGACGCTCTTCGTCTCGCTCTGGCGTCCTTACGTGTCGAAACGGACTTCTCTGCAGATAGCCGTCTGCAACCAACTCGTTGTATATCGCTTTCATCACGCAGATTTTCAGAGAGATTGTGCTCTTGCTTGCTTTCCAGCTTCCTATCTGCTTCTTTGATCCTATCTCTTCCCTGGGAGGCACGCCGTCTCGATTTTTGATTGCATGCAAGAACTTCTCGACGTCAAAAGCTGAGACAGCAAGGAACCGCTGCGCCCCTGCGTCTGTCCCCATTGAGATCCCAACAACCTCGCAGAAGTATTCAAGCGTCTTGAGATATACTTTTTGAGACCTCAGAGCCCTCTGTTTCAAATATATTGCTATGAGCTCCCACAGTCTTCCTGGGTCATCCATTTAGCTCATCCTCATCGATAGTCTTAAGAGCGAGAGAAAGCGTGCGCTGAGCGAACTCAGAACAATACTTTTCAATCGAATGACGGAAAATCTTCCAGTCTGCAAAGTCGCGCTGACGTACAAACGCACGAACCTCACCCTTGACTATCTTGAGAGACTGCGCTCGCAACATCACGTCGGCAATCTTTGGATCTCTTTCTTTTACGAATTCAAGAAGAGCAGTGATGTCGACCGCACCGAAGTTAGCACGACGAATCTCCGCAAGAGCTTCAAGTGCTTCAAGCTCTGCCAAGCCTTGATTGTACTCCTGCCTGAGCAGCTCAACAGAATGCTGCTTATTTGAGATTATTTCGTTGAGTCGAACCAGATTGCTGCTCATCCCTCACCTCATTTTAAGGGGATTATAGCAGAATCGATATTATAATGACACAGGCTTGAAAGCCTATTTTTTCGCTTCTTTTTGCTCTTCCAAAACTTTACGACCAACGCTCTCTGCTTTCCCTGCAGACAGTTTCATGAGCAAGGAGATCAAGAACATGATGATCTCGATGGCTCTTTCGACGATAATTGGAGACGCCTCACCAAGCCACTGCGCGAGGTCTTTGCAGATTTCTGTCTCTGCGCATATCGATGCGTCTGAAGCCATGAGATATGTCGAAATCACCAAGAGTGAGTCTCGCAGAAATTTCTTGAGCCACGTCCCAGCAAACAGCTTCACAATCCATGTTTTAAGTGAGTTGAACATAAAAGTCCCCCGATTTTTTGTAGTTGCGCCGATTGCCGTCCACGCATGGCGATTGTACAGCTGAAAGAGGGAAGCTCAAAAACTTACGACATCAAACGAGGTTATTGACCGCGCTTTTTTATCGTACCGATATAAGTACAGGGAACCCTTGATCATTATCAGAAAAACAGAGATTTCAGCTTTTTTTCTATCTTAAGCCGTACCGATATACGCACGAAAGGCATCTATTCAACCGGAGCGAATGAACGCTCAGGTTATAAAAGGAAAGGTTATGAAATGGAAATTGACCGCAATGCTCGTACTAAGTGCCTCATGTCTTTGCAACTGCTCCACAACGGAGATTCTGGCTTCAGGAGACGCAGGCAGGATCAAGATAGAAGGAGACGCGCAAGGTATTCTCGCGTGGTCGCAGATGCAAGCATCTCAGGCACAGATTGCCAAAGACAGTCCAAATGTCAGAGGAAGTGCCTGGCAATCGCTTGACAAGCAGACAGAGTCGAAAGTGATGATCTATCAGCTCAAGTATAAGGAGGCAGAATGACAGCGCAAGCAATCCTCTTTGGTTTCGTGATGCTTTTAATTATATCAAAATTCACAGGAGTATAAAAAATGGACGGCAATCCCAACAAGATAGGAGCATGGTTTTCTGGTGTTTTTTTCGGAGTGGCTGCAATCTCGCTGCTCATGGTGTGCGATGTCATACCGAGAAAAGGATCGGGAGGAGGCAAGAGTGGAGGAGTCGAGCTCGTCAAGATAGACGTCGGCAAAGATGGCAAGCCCATCGTCGAGACTTTCCCGACCATTAGCCAAGGACCTACAGTCCCAGCAGACCAGTGGGAAAGATGATCACTTCACCAAGCGCTCGCACAGCTCTTTGAAAGCCTTTGGAGATAGGTCGAGCGCTTGGCTCAAGGTCAGGAGATATGCCACGAACTGCTTATTCAGTGGCAACTCTTTCTCGTATGACGCAACCGTGGACTTTTTCACCCCTACCCTGTCAGCGAGCTCCTGAATTGACAGCCCTGTCTTCTCTCTTTTCTGTTTCAAAATCCCCATGCCAGGGACTGTACTCAATACTTCGCAAGTGCGAAATAGTGAAATTAAAGCTCCAAGCCTTGCCCCTTGCTGATCTGCAGAAAGGTCTCTCCTATCATCAAGAATCCGAGGTCTTCGATGATCTGAACACTTATCTGTGACGCTGTTTGTTGGTGAAATGCGTCGTCAACAAAAATCAACTGCAGCTGCTCAAGAATCACAGAGCTTGCAGTTTGTGAGTGAATTGACTCATCAAGAAGAATGATTTGCAGCTGGCTCAGACTCGGAGAACTTGAGATCTGATCATGGAAAGAGTCCTCACCGTCGATGATGTGCACTTGAGAAGTTGCGCAGGAGCTTGAGGTCTGGCCATGAAAGGCATTGTCAAGATTGAAAGTGATCTCAGTGCTGATTGATGGCTCTGAAGACGTTTGAGGATGAAATGCGTTTTCAGCCTCGACTGCTTGAACTTGTGAAATGACTGGACTCGTGGATGTCTGGCCATGGATGGCGTCGCTGATGTCAATGACTTGCGCCTGCGTTATGGAGACAGAGCTTGATGTCTGTGCATGTGTAGCATCAGACAAGTCAACTGATTGAGTCTGTGAGATTGCAGGAGAGCTCGAGGTTTGTGCGTGGAACGCATTCTCAGGCGAGAAAGTTACATTGCTGTTTATGTCTATTTCTGAGGCAGTCTGTGGATGAAAGGCATCGTCTAGGTCTACTGGATGAGTCTGCGTTATGGAAGGAGAGCTCGAGATCTGTTCATGGATTGCGTCTTGTGGTTCAACAGACTGGATCTGTGAGATGGTGGCTGCAGATGAAGTTTGAGGATGAAACGCATCCTCGACGTTGATCTGTTGCCCTTGCGATATGCTTGGAGACGTGGACGTTTGCGAGTGGCTCGCGTTATTGACAGACAGGACCTGATTCTGGCCAATAGAGGGAGAGCTCGCCGTCTGCGCATGAAAGCTGTCATTGAGCTCAATATCAACAGCAACCGTGACAACTGGCGAGGAGCTTGTCTGTGCATGGAAAGCATTGCTCGATGAGAGCACCTGGCTCTGAGATATAGAAGGAGAGCTCGAGCTTTGCGCATGAGTCGCGTCGCTTGGGTCAAGGATTTGAACCTGTGAGAGACTGCTCTGACTAGCTGTTTGCGCGTGAAATGCGTCTGCTGTGTCAATAGCATGCGCCTGTGAGATTGTTGATTGTGTGGCTGTTTGAGTATGGAAAGCGTCGTTTGCATCTACGCTTTGAACTTGCGTGACTACTGGTGAGCTGCTCGTTTGTGCGTGGCTTGCATCGTTTGCGTCAACTGACTGAGTCTGTGAAAAAGCGCTTGAGCTTGAGGTCTGCGCGTGAAATGCGTTGTTTAGGATAAAATCAACAACCGTGCTCTGACTGAGCGAGATATCGAACCCCGTGGCTGTCGAAGAGAGCGAAATGTCAAACGCCACTTCCCCTCCTGTTATGTCGCCACGTCATTATCGCTGCGCCCTTTGTGTGTTGCGTCTTCGTACGCTGTCGCAAAAACATCCACTGTGTTGTCGTACCACGTGATTGAATATGCGCCATCTCCTGTGCGTGAAGTTGACCCAACTTTTTCTCCTGTGTCCGTTCTGTGCGCTGTAATCGTTACAGAGCCGCCGTCGCTGTCTGAAATATCTCCTGCGATGTCATAGGAGATTGAGTGGTATGTTGCAAAAAATAAAGCTCCGTAACCTGCTAGTGTGGGAGAATAAAGAAGGAAGTCTCTTGCAGTTTCAATGTCACATAGGTCCCTCGGATCGCTGGGATAGCGATTGAGAAATTCAATTGCAGAAATATAAACCACATGACAGCACCTTTCTGCGTCCCCTATGTATGTGCTTGCGTGGACTTGATAATACCCTGAACCAATTCCCTCTCCGCTTTGTACCTGCATGAGAACAGAAAAGCCATTGAGCGCATTTGAAATCCAGTAATTAAACTCAAGCCCAGCGTCAATCAAATAGTAGCTAGACTCAGGTATTGAAAACGCGAAGTCTGCGATCTGTTTGTAGTCAACAAGACCTGCGTTGAAGCCTTCCATGTATTTGAAAACCGTGTGAGCGTGCGCTCCTACCCCATCACCATGCACGTCACTTTCATAGTTTAGAATTATCACGCCGGAATTCAGCGTGACTTCGTCTGTGGTGTCTGTCACTAGTATGTCAACTGTAAGTGTGTTGAAGCCCCTTGCAAGAGTAAGAGCCGCGCCTTGAGCTCCTCCTGAGTCAATGCGTTGCTGCATGCAATAGCCGCCTGAAACCTGCCCTCCCACATGCGTGTATGTTCTCGCGCTTTGACTTCCGCAAGCAATCGCGAACCCTGACACTGTGTCCTGTGCCATAAAGTAATGTCGAATCGCCGATTGCCTCATCGTGATAGTTCCAGGCTCTTGAATCGAAATCTGCTTGCTTATCCGAGTTTCTTCTGACGCTGTTGTTCTGCCAATAGGGTCAACACAATTATATGGAATTAAAATTGAGTTGAGGACTTTTGTGCTTGTGCTCGCGTCAAATTCATAGGTGACATGGAGCGTGATTGAAACATGATTGAGTCTCGCTGTGGAGCTCCAGAGCCTGAATGAGTGAGTCGAGTTGGTCGTCGGTATACTACTTTTGCGATCAATCACCCATCGCATGAAAACCAAAGACTGAAGAGCCGCCTCCTGTACGCCAAAACTTGCATTTGCTTCTGAGTCAATTCGATAGCTGACTGTGAAGTCTGTTGTGTTTGTCGCTCCGGTATTGCCTTCAATCACAAAAAAGTAATCGCGAATCGTAACACTGTCCTCTGGTAACACTGTGTCAAGCACAGGGATTTGATTTGTTCCAATCTCGCTTCCTGCCGTTGTGGAAAGAGTGCCAACAAGGGACTCAAGAGGGAGTCTGACAGTTTTGATCTGCGTTGTGTCTGTATCGTCATACGTGTAAGTCATGCGCACAATCGCAGTGCAGTTTCGCATTCCGAGCGTCGTACCCGTGGACTGGTCAAAATATAAATCACATTGACAGGACTTTGAAGAGCCGGAGCCAAAGTTTGAATTGAAATAAGAAGTGAAATCAAACGGTCCAACAATGCCGCCAAGATTCTCGCCTGTGTTCAGTAGATCGTCAGTCTCCGTGACTGTTGAAGCTGATGCACCAGAGAGAGTCAGCGCGCATCTTAGCTCATTTATTGTGCCACCTGTGGCCGTCACTATGTCTTGAAAGCCAACGTCCACAGTGACAGAAGTGAAGGTGACACCGGAATCAGCCGCCTCGGGACAGTAAAGAGTGATCGAGCCGATGGAGGTCAGCGTAGCGTCTGCAATGCCTGAAGTGTACATTGGCCATGCATACTCGATTGTCTTCTCTCTTGTTGCCATTGTTTACAAAGCTTTCTCTGTTATAGACACCATTTTTGTGGAATAAGTCACTCGAATATCCAAGCTCCTTTTCAAGGCAGGATAATCCCACGTTCCAACCATACCACTCGAGCTCGTCACAGCGCTTCGAGTTCCAAATATGAAGAAATGCTGAAGCGTCCTCAGCTTTTCAATGAATTGCTTGAGCTTCTCTCTGATAGCTGGCTGCGTCGAAAGGTCTGTGTTCGTGCGCTGATTTGATTTGTTATAATCAAAATATGCGTAAAACAAGATCTCATTTGCGCCAAGTATCACTGCACCCCAAGCCATCACGTCAATTTCTTGAGGAGTTGGGTATCGTCGACCTGACCACTTCATGGTCTGAACATGAGCAAGGAGTGGAACATTCTTGGCTGTCGTTGCCACCTTTGCCCTGTTGTAGCAGTATGGAACAGCTGCAAGAGGCTCGCCGTCAATTGGATAGCATTGTTGGCCAGTCTTGTCAGAAACTCCAGCGAACTTGCTGAAGTTTGATGCATAGCCAACGCTGGCAATCGTAAGCAAGTCACCGCGCAAGGCTCTGTATTTTGCATCTTCGACCTTATACTGAGCAGCGCTTGCGAACCTTGAGTCAACATCGTCCCCAGGTATATGAGCAAAGATGACAGGAGAGTTCTTGAAGGCTTCAAGAACTCCAGCTGCATCAGAGTTGTACTCGAGAGCCAACCCAAGATTCAATGCTTCTGCGAGATCAATCGTGGCCTTGTCTCCTGAGTCAATTGTTGCTGCCATGTAGTCAGCACCCATGCGCTTCATCTCACGCATGGCATCCAGTCGCCTCGCGTCCATGCTTGGGTAATGCGAAATGTCATAAAAACCAATCGGAAAAGCTTCCTTGGTTTCATATATCTTTGTGCCTACTTGAGCCTGACGATACTCCCCCAAGCCCTGAGACGCAAAGACGAGAATCAGACATAATGCCGCAACAAGTTTCTTGAACATATTATGTTGGATCTCCAAATTCAATTTCTTGTGAGCCGATGTTGCATGTATTCCCAGCGTATACCGTCTGCGGAGAAGACACAGTCGTCACGTGCAAGAGCTTTGAGTTGGCCACATCAAGGTAAGCAACATGGTCTCCGTCACCGTTAGCATCAACCGTCACGCCTGTTTTGCCTGCGAAAGTCACCTTTCTTCCTGAGGTCGTTCCGTTCGCGACAGTGAAATCAGTCCCTGACACTGTCACGTCTGCAAGTGCAAATGTTGCATTTGCTTCTGTGTACGTAGTTGGCTGACCGTCACAGAGAGTGACTCTTGTGCAGTTGTTTTTGATGTAGTTCGCCGCAGCGTCCATCACATCGTCGTGCGTGTATTTTGCCATTTCTCATCTCCTATGAATTAAAATATACTTTCAACGCATCAAGCCTCACCGCCCTTGTCAGATTCTCGCTCGCGTCGAAAATCAACATCCTGTCGTCATCTGCAAGGCTTGAAATTGTGGCGAGGTCGCCGAGTGTGGTCCCTGTTGGTGCTGGTCCTTGGATCCCTGGAGTGATCACTTCGAGTGAGACGTTTGTCTGAATGACTTCCACAACGGACTCGCTCGGATGTACCGTCACGATGTTTTCTGTTGGTGATACAATGACCGTGTTCATCTAATCCTTCACAGTTACAGTTCCACGAACCCAGCGACTTGTCTGACCGTTCGAAATGGTGTTGAATCGAAAGACGTATGAAGAAGCAGTGAGCAAAGCAGTCTGCGTGCTCGTCAAGCTGACAGTGACCAAAGACGTGTCTTGATCGATGACCACTTGAGAGCTTTGGTTTTCGCTATCAAGATCAATCGTTGCAGGGTCATCATAGTCAGGTTTGATCTGAAATTCTGCCACAGCGTTCGTCAGGTCAACTGGATCTCGATTCTCATCACGAAGACGAAATGCGACTTGGAAGACTCCACCTCTGTCAATTATGATTGCGCAATCTCCTGACGTCATACCTCTCCTGTGGCTGAAAATACCCACTGATCACAAGAAAGATTCCTGACTCCTCGTGATCGATTATTTTGGTCGTTATAGACAAAGACACGACGGCCCCCTGTGTCCTGAATCTCGCGATTGGAAGGCTTGTTGGGATATTCGCAGGGACTGCAAGTCCCAGCGTCGTGCACCCCGTTGCATGAACAAGAAAAAAAAATGAAAGATGCAAGGATCATTTTTCTTCCCATATTGCCTGAAATTGTTTTGTATTTAGAACTGCCAAGACTTTTTGAGCGTACTTCTGCGCTGCTTCAGAGTGTATGTCGCCGTTATATCGAGCGATGGCCTCCCTTAAATTCCCTGACCGCTTGAGACACTTTCCAAGCTTTTCAGTGCCGTACTTGATCGACTCCCTGATGTCAGTCAGTTCGTGGAGATAGTCGCCTCGATATCCGTGCTCTCTTGCGACCTGCCCCATGACCTGCATGACCCCCCAGGAAGTGGATCGCGCCATCGCTTCTGTTTCACGTGAGACAAGATTCTGAGGAGGCCAATATCCTGGAATGTCTCCAACTGGCTTTCCTTGTATGTATCGCTCGAAAAATCCAGGCTCAAATCTGTACGCTCTTGGCTCCCCTCTGCTCTCACAGTAGATGATCGAAGCAATGAGGTCTGGATCGATTTTGTGAAAATGCGAATAATAAGTGATCGCGTTTCGCAGCTTGCGAACCCTTCTTGCTTCTTTTGACAATAAGCTCAGCACTTAGTTCACCCTGTAGTTTTTGTCCAATACCGCTTCAAGCTTCACAAGTCGCACGTTGTGATCATGTTGTGTCTTTGAGAGGTCAGTGATGGCCTCGCAAAGCGTTTCAATCTTGTCGCTCACTCTGTCCAGCTTTTCAGCGAGCAACTCATGCCGCACTGTCAGCTTGTTGACCGCATAAAGACCTGCAGCAAGAAAGCTGAAAATCTCGATTGCAAACTTTACAAGGGAGAGCGTTTCTTCGTTCATTTCAAGCGTCCACTTTTTCAGTTAAAGCTTCAGATTTTTCAGACTTGGCTCCTTCGAGATCTTTCAGTGAAAAGTTTAATGCATTAAATATCTGGACTATTCTTCCCGATTCAGCAGCTTCAATTTTCAAGCTCCCTAGCATCAAAATTGCATGTTTCAATGCTTCAATGGCTTTTTCGTTACTCATAGGCTCCTAGTTGGGGTTTAAGGGTATATAATCAGCAGTAAGCATGTAAGCCGTGACATCGTCTGCAAGCGTGCCACCTCCTAGAACTTGCAAATTGTTCGAGTTGCTGAAAGTTGTTGTGATGTTTATGGAGGTGACAACAATAGCGCCTGCGCTGTTTGTGTATCTAAGGAAACAAGCAGCATTGGAGCTTGATGACCTGATGATCATTGCTTCAATCCACCACTGCTGGGTCACAATGGTCAATCCACCAGAGTCCCAAATGTCCACTCCTGCCCAGCGAAGACGCAGCCTTTTGTTCGTGCTGCCGCTTGAGGAGAAAGCTCCAAACGCCTTGACACACAACTTCTCACCATTTGTCGCAAGGGTATTTGCAGGGATTGCACATGACTTGATTGCAACACCTGACGAACCTGCTGTGTTGCCACTATTGCCAAGAGTGTCGCTGATGAATATCCCAGAAAGAGCAGAATAGTTCGAGGAAGTTCCAGCCTTTTGTCTGACTTGATATTCTGAAACTGTATTTCCTGACGCATAAGCAATTGAAAGAGCTTTGGAAGCGTTCGCAATATAAAAATTGATATCACCGCCAGTGACATTGCCACCGTAAAGCTCAAGCATACCCGGGCGCGTTGCGTGCTCATTTCCGTTTGATCGTATCGCAGATCCGCGCGTTACAGCAAGAGCGCCCGCGCCTGTAAGCGCGACGGACTTGTCGTCGTCTGTGTCAGATGTATTAGAGCGCAGCAATGCCTCAGTTGCTGTTGTGACTATGTCAGCAGCGAAAGATGCGTTCCCATTGAAAAGTGTTGTGTCGTCAAATGTTGTTGCTGCATCAAATGTCCACTGCCCTGTGACAGTCTCGTTCTCAGCAAGATAAGCAAGAAGCGCGTGAATCCCTAAGTCAGCCCATGAAGAACCGTTCCACCTCTCCCATGAGTTGTCAGAAGTGTTGTATCTGACAACGTCCGTGGGGACATTGGAGTCAGCAGAGTAGTCCATCTTTGCGACGGACAAATCTCGATTCTTCAACTCCGTCAGAACGTCAGTGTATGTCGACGTCAGTGTCGGATTGTTCCAGTTTGCCATGCGAGGAGCCGTTAAACTACATTAACGATTCCCTCCGCTGTCCATGTTCCTGTGCCACTCGATTGCTCTGTCCCTGCATTGTTGAAATGCCGAACAGTGAAGCCAGTCGGGTTCGTTCCCCCTGCGAAATCCCGAACAGCATAAATCGACGTTGAGCCTTGAGCGTTTACGCTAACAGATTGAACCTCAAGGAATGAAAGATTGAAATTCACCACAGTTCCACCTGAAGAGGTGATTGTGTATGTCCCTGAGTCTGTCTGTTTCTTAACATCGATTTTGAGATTGACATTTTCAATCAGAGCAATATCACCTGGCCCTGATGCGACAATCTCAAGTGTGATTCTAACATATCGAAAGTTTTGCGCGAAAACTTGCGAGGCAGTTTCTTCAGTCCATGGGTCCCCGATGTCTTCCTTGTAAGCAATTTTCACTGTGACCGTCGTGATCCCAGTCATGTCAGTTTTGGAGTATGAGACCGTGACAATCTGTTGAGGCAGTACTTGCCCGAGGTCATACTCAAAAACCATGGACCCTGTGCCACCTGTCCCAGGCTCAAGATACAAGCTGTATCCATCGTCAATCAGGTCCTGGAAAGTGCTCGCCGAGTTGTTTATGAAGTGATCCTCCCAGGTCTCCGTCGCATCAATTGGAGCATAGAAAGAGACCCCATCACCAAGAGGATATGCGTCCGTGAGCGTGGAGTCTGGATCTTCTGGGTCAATGATTTGATCTGCTTCGATAATGTAGTCAGGAGGATTCAGGACAATTCTTGTCACGCTTGACTCTGCCCCTTCATTTCCTGCAGTATCGACCGCCGTCACCCAATATTTGTATTCAGCGCCTATGGTTTCGATATAAGTGGCAAAGGTTCCTCCCACTGTCCCGAGTAGAACAGCAGCCCCGAATGTCGCGCCTTTGTAAACCTTATAATAATCAATTGGCAGAGTGTGAGAGCTTGGGTCTGTCCAGTCGAGCAGAATATTGTTGTCAACAGTTTTCGCGATAAGCCCTTGGACCACGCTTGGCACTGTTATCGAGACACTGACGTCGTCTGGAGTGCCTGCATTGCCTGCGTTATCAATAGCGACGACCCACCAAGTCCTTGAGCCTGACCAGTCGACTCGTATCTTGGTTTTGAGAGCTGAGACAGTCAAAACTGCAGTGCTTGATCCATAGGTCGCGCCGTAGCTCACTCGATATTCCTTGACAGGAAAGTCAGAGCTTGGAGCAGTCCATGCAAGGACGAGGTCTCCTCCTTCGATTGTGTACGATAGCCCAGGAGCGCTTGGTGCTGCGATGACTACGCTCTCCACTGCAGCATTGGTGCTGTAGTTTCGCGTTGTATCCCTCGCCTTGATCATGAGATTGTAAGTGCCTGCAGTGTTCACTTTCCAGAGGTATGAGTCTCCAGCCACTCGTCCAATCAGAGATGACGAGCCCCAACTCGCTCCAACACGTATCTCATAATCGAGAACGTCAACATCATCGATTTCATCCCAGGTGAGCCGTATGCCGAACTCTTCAAGCGTCGCCTGGAAGTTTGTCACGTCATCTGGTGGCTCTGTCTTTCCGAGGATTGTGTAGTTGGTTTGTGTAACCCATGAGGAATACGCTCGCAGAGCATTCATTGAGCGAATACGCGCGTCAATGGGTACACCGTCCTTTGGTCCAACGTAGTAGAATTCTTCTGAGTTACCATCAACCAGAGCGACTGTCTGCCACTTCGTTGCTGCTGTTGTCTTGAGTTGAATCTCAATTTTCCCACCTTCTGTCACCATTGCGTCTGCTGGAAGTGTCCAGCTTATTTTCAGACGAGTGACGATTGACCCATCTCCCTGGATGATAAGTTGATCGGTTCCACTCTCGAGCGTCAGACCTGTTGGAGGTAAAGCCACGAAAGGATCAGGGAGTGCTGTGTTTGGACTTGGCTTGAAGTTCTGCTCATCTTGAGTCTCGTCCCAGCTGTACACTGACGTCGAAGTCTCACGCAGCTGCAGCTCGACAACGAGATCAAGGTTTCTCTCCTCTGCGTAGAACTCAACTTCTTGAACTTCAAAAACCTTTGACGTCCAGCCATATCTCGCAAGAGTGAGCATGACAGTATCCCCAGGGATAAGTCCGAAAGCTTTCAAAGAGAAAGGAGCTGAGACACGAAGAGCTTCTCTTTGTCTTCGCAGAGCAATCATGGCGAGCCTTTGAGCTGTGGCTGGCGATGTGGTGCATGGCAAGGTGATATCCTCCCAGGACTCCACATTGTTGTCGAGCGTGATTGCTGAGGTCAGTTTGATTGGAGGAAAGTCCGTTGTCTCAAACTTGTTGTCAGCTGAAACGAACTCTCCTCTGATGCAGTTGAAATTGTCTGCCCTAGAAAGAACAGTTTCGACATTGACAGGACCGCGCAAATCATCGTCAGTGAGTGTCAAGCTTGGAGTGATGTATTTTGCTGGGAAGAATCTCCATTTCCCACCGCTCCAATGAATGTGTCCACCCATTGCAGAGAGCATGTCTTCAATGATTTCGTCTGGAGTCATATCCATGTCAAAGACAGCATTCACAGTGTACCGGTCTTCTGTTCCACCAGCTGCCAAAGTCACGTTCTCGTCACAGATATCAGCAGCCCACTGAAGCCCTCCGACGTTTGTCGACGTGTCAAGCTCAGACAAGGAGCATCCAAGGCCATAGCGTGAACTCATCAAGACATCTGCAATGCAGAGCGCTGCGTTGTTTGAGTATACCGTCGTGGCCGTCCGTGGATCGTAAACCTTTTTCCCTTTTCCGACGAACTCGATTTCTGGGAAGTCCTCAGCAAAGGCCACTGCATTCCAGACACAGATGATGGCCACATGAGCGCAGCCTCTCTGTCTGTGATCGCTTGTCCAATATGTTGGCATGAGAGTATTGAAATCTGACTGCACAGTCTGAGAGTCTGCTCCTGTACGGTCTGCAGCCATGAAGACTTTGCCGTTGTATTCTGAGATCGTCGTCCCATCTGGTCTTGTCCCAGAGAGTGACCATCTTGGATCTGAAGGTGATGCTGCGTTGCCAAGTCCGAACTCAATCAAATTTCCGTCGAGGTAAAGCTCTTCAATTTCTTGAATTTCATGGCCTGCCACAGTAACAACGATGTTCAGCCTGCTCTTGTTTTCTGTGACGTGCAGAAAGGAGATGATCCCACCAAAGCGCATGCGCCCATATATTATCTGCCTTGCTGCGTCAGACTGCGAGAAGGAAAGGTCACGACCTCGAGGGAGAGATTGCCTCTCTTTTCGCCTCCTCAGCTCCCCCCTTGCCCAGCGTTTGGTGTTCTTGTTGACTGGCCTGTTGACCTTCGACAAGAAAGAAAGGACCTCGTCTCTCGAGATCTTTATTTTGTCAGCGACCTTTGGTGGATCTCCAATGAGTGGAGTTTCACGAGACATTGACGTTTCTCCTGTTCCTCTTTCCTTTCTTGGCTCTTCGCTTCTTGCCCCAGTACCCAGACCAGTCCTGAAGCTGCAGCATGTACTCAAAGCCCAAATCACCAGCAAACATGGACTCCTGCGCTTCTGCAGTATACCTGAGCCCTGCAGCTTTGTTCTGGTTTATCATCTTGTTTTCTAGCGTGATTCTGATAACTGCCTGCTCCACAGAATCCTGAAGCTCAACCGAGTCGACCACTCCGCTGTATAATGCATAAGGATCTGCGATGACTGCCCAGGAAGAATTCAAGAGCCCAAAGTAAATTGTTGCAGCTTTGTTCTGTCTGAATTCATCAAGAGCAAGTGCAACAAGTGCGCTTGGCTCTCCTGCGAGATACACTTCAGCGCCTTCTGCTCCGACTCTGTCGCTCTCTCTTGCTCTTCCTATTGACCTCAAGAATCCATTGCCCAGCCACGTTTGCGAATTCCAAGAAACATTTCTCGGGAGAGTGCAATACCGAAGAGTCGTGGAATCAACTACGCACTCGAACAGAAAAAACGGACGAACCAGTGTGGCCGTCAATTCTGCTTCAAGCCCTGCTGAGAGATCCCTGCTTGACATTAAAGAGCCTCCACCGCTCTGAAAGACAGGTTCCAAAATCCACTTCTGCCAATCTCTTCAGCGACTTCTGACCCTTGCACGAGCCTGAAAAGCCCTTTTGCATTCGTGTACGTGATCACAGAGTTGTCAGCATGTCCCCTAATTTGTGGCCAAATGTCGAGAGTCACAACCCCAGAGCCGTTCGTTGTCGCGTCTGCTGTGATGACATAAAGTGCATTGTCAATTTGAATCTTGTCACCCTTCTTGAGAACAAGAGTCGAGATTGGCCAGCCATCAGTGATGAGCTCAAGGCCAGTCTGATTTGCTCCCATGACGCGAGCAGTGCCGCTTGGACTTCCCTGCGCCGTCGCTGTCAGAATGTCGCCATATCGAAATGTCCCAATCGACCCACGAAGCTGAGCCATGAACGCAATCCAGGGAGCTGCTTCCTCTCGAGTCATTGGGTCAAAAGACACTTCAATGTCCCAGAAGTCTGCAGTCCAATCATGAATCTGCTGTTGTCCTGTGTAAGGTGAAACCCCAACTCCTGAAAGATTGTTCATCCCCCACTTCACAAAAGAGTGAGTCCAGTCTGTTGGTGGCGTTAAAGGATAAGAAATTGCCACTAGTACCTCCCTCTGGATCTTCCTTCAACCATGGCGTTGACTGAGCGTCTCACAGCTCTGTCCTCGACTGCTTGAAGCGCTGAAATTATTCTTCTTTCGACTCCTGCGTCTGCTCCTCTTGCGTCGATGTTGTAAGTCGTGCCAACTCCTCCTCCAGGGTTATTGACGCCGATTGAACGCATGCGAGCCTGACGAACAGACACCGAGTTGGAGACTCCTCCGTGACTATAACTCCGAGTGATTGGAGATTCTGTTGTTGAGCTCGACATTGCAGAGGACTCGATTTGTCCGTCAATTGCTCCCTTTGGATCGTTCACCTTGACGTTGACCACGAGGTCCTTGGCTTTGAGCTCGACCTGGTTAATCTGATCAAGAGCGCTCTTGACGCTCAACACGTCTTCAGAGAGTTGCTTGTACCCAAAGCCCATCGCCTCGAGGTCTCCAGCGATTGACCCTGCAAGCTCGTCTGATGCGCCTGCAAGCTGCTCAAGGCTTGTGACTCCACGACCAGCTGCAGCGTCAAGAATCTGCTGTGCTTCCTCTGCTGAGGCTCCGTTTGCTACTAACTGCGCACGGAAGTCCTCCATGGATTTCGCGCCTGCTTCAAGAGCCTCTTGCGCAATATCCTTGACAGACTTCACAGCCTTGAAACCTCGACCGCTTGAATTCTTGAGCTCGTCGAGCGCTTCTCCAACTGCTCCGACTGCAGCGAGTCCAGGCTCGAAAGCGCTTGAGAGTCCTGCAACCGTTGAGTTGAACTCAAGCCAAGAGATTGATCCATCGAGAGCAGTTTTCAGAACCGCATCTTTCAATGTGTCAAAATCAAGCCCAAGCTGTTGAACAAGGAGTCTTGCGTTGTCTATATCTCCCAGGAGGTTTTCAGAGAGGATCGCTCCAAACTGTGCGCCGTCTGAGTCTTTAATCTCAAAGATTTCTTTGAACGCCGTCCCCAAGCCTGTGAAGACATTCTGAGCTTCAGCATCGAGCGACTGCAGGAAGTCAAAGCCTCCCTTCCCTGGATCGAACTTGTCGCGACCGCCAAAGATGTCGATTGATTCAAGCTTTGCCTGACCATCTGAAGCGTTGATCATTATCCCATCAATCTGTCTGATGAGGTCAGAGAGCTTATTTGCAAACGCCTCTCGCGCATTAGCTTCTGGGTCTTTCTTGCCACCACCTGAGAAAAGCCTTGCAATTTCTGAGAAGCCGCCTGTCGTGAATGCTGCTTGAGCGCGTGAAGCCATGCCAAGTGAAGAGTTGTCTTCTACGCCACGAAACGCATCGCGAATTCCTTTGAAAGTAAGCGCCGCGCCTCCAAGTGCTGCAGCTGCAATTCCTGCAGATGATGCAAGTCCTGCCGTTGCTGCTTGAGCCTCTGTCATAGGACCTTCGAGCCCGAGCGCTGACATTTTCAAGCCTTCGAAAATGCTACCCGAGCCAGTCACACCGCCAAGAAGGTTTTCGCCAAGCCCTTTTGCCAACGAAGAGCCGAGTCCTTGGGGAGAGCTGAAGTCCAAACCGACATCAAAACCCTTCGAGAGAGAGGCAGCAATTTCAGCAGCGAAACCAACTGCAACCTGTTTCAATGAGTCTTCGAGGTCAAAGGTGACACCAGTGATTGCGTTCTCGAACAAGCTTGTATATGCGTTGATGCTGTTCTCATGCGCATTCGTGAGTGATTGTTCGTAGTCACCGCCTGTGATTTCTTCTGAGAACGCAGAGTCGAACCCATCCCCATACTTCTTTGCTGCTTCTGTTCCAAAAGTCTTCTCTGTAACTTTCTCCGCAGCCTCTCCTGTCTTACCGACTGCGATTGGAATTTCTTGCTCAAACTTCTTTCTCAGAAGCTCAGCTTTGTCGACCGAATCCTGTATTGGTGCTTCAAGTCCTTTTGCGATGTCACCCTTGACTTGAGAAGCTTTGTTTCGCAGCTCAATGACCTTGTTTGTCAACTCGCTCGCCGCATTGATCATCCCATCAATTTCTTGTGTCGCGTTCGCACCAGTCCTGCCAGTGACGCTCACGATCATCTGATTGAGTTGAGAAGCAAATTGCGCAGTATTAAGCAGGAGCCTTGCCTGCCACTCATAAAACTTCGCCTCTACAGCATAAAGCCCAGCAGCGATATCAGGAGCCCAGGACCGAATCTCAGCTGTGAATTGCTTGATGGCCGGCGTTACGTACTCAAGAAGTACTTCTCCGATGGGAATAAGAGATGAGACAGCAGCGTTCTTGAGTCCTGCAAGCTTCTCTTGAAATGTTGCTGTTTGCTCTGCGACTCCACCGATTGTCTCATCGGTATTCATGAGAGTTGCCGTGAACTCGTCAAGGCTTATCTTGTTTGCCAATATGGATTTTGCGAAGAGTGGACCAACCTTTGTCCCTGCAAACTCGACTGTCTTGTTGTATACTTCTTGCGCTCGTGCTGCGTCCTGAGATGCTGCAAGTATCTCTCGAAATATTTCTGCTGGGTTTTGACCTTTCGCAAGTGAGAACTGGACGCCCTTCTTGAGACCAGCAAGCACTTGTCCAGTGCTCATTCCTTGCTTTTCGAAGGATGCAAGGAGCGCTGTGGACTCAGCGAAGGAGAGCCCGAGAGCGTCGAAGACCTTCTTGCCATCTCCAAGAGCTCCGATCAGCTCGCCAAAGTCAGCGCCTGTCTGCCTGCTCGCTGCAGAGGCAAGATTCAACGCAGCTTCAGAGCCTTGTATTGTGAGATTCCAAGCCTTGAAGACCTTCTCAAGCTCTGACACCTTTGGAGCTGAGTCTCCAAAGACATCATTCATGTCAAGGACGGTCCTGGTTATCTGCTCGAGTGGTGCGCCTGTTTGTCTGAAACTCTGATAAAGCCCCTCGAGCGTTGTGCTCACCTCTTTGAATGAAGCGTCATCAGTCGCGTATACATTTCGAAGAGACTTGGAAAGGCTATCAAGCTCAGTCTCTGTCGCAGAAACAGACCTTCTGATTTGAGCATTTGCATTGTCGAAGTCCATGCCGACTTTGACAAGTGTTGCTCCAATTGGTGCAAGCACTTTGACAGTGGTGTCAACAACGCTTCTTGCCTTGTTTTGAAACGTATCGAGAGACTTCGTGACTGACTTCAAGCCCTTCTCAAAGCCCGTGACGTCTGCTCCGAAGACGACTTCAATACCTCTGAGAAGGATAGTCTTTGCCACTGTTTCTCAACTCCGTTTTGCTGCCTGCGCCGCCGCAAGTAGCTGCTGCTGAAACTCTCTGCGCCTTTGTGCAGATGATTTTTTCTTGTCCTGCTTATGCTCAGGAAAGAAGTCGAACGGTTCTGCTTTCTTGTCCCCCATGAGCTTCCTCATGACGCACGTGATCAGTCCTGTTCGATAGTCTTCTGCCTTCTGCCTCTCCTTCACTCGCTTGTAAGCTGAGAAGAATTGAGCTGGCGTCATGCTTTTGAAGGTACTGTGTGAGACTCCAAGGTCCACAAGCGCAAAGGCTTGAAGCTCCAAGAAGTCCCACTCTGTCAGTTTTTTTCTGACGCCTCCTCAGATGCTGGCTCACTCTCCCCTGGGGTAGCTTGTTCGGGGAGAGCGAAGCAGCGATCAAGAGCTTCATAGAAAACTTTTGCAGCGCCTTGAATCTTTTCGCCTGTGTTCAGTTCCCTTGCTATGGTGCGCAAAATTTCTTGAACTTTCTTGTCTGGAGCACCAGCCCCAAGAATCGTTCCATCAAATTTTGGCTGCTCTTCAATTATCATTGCCCAGATGAAAGGAATCATCAGTTCTGGATCAGAGAGGTCAATGTCCATGCGACGCATCAACGACTTGCCAGTCAATTTCTTGGCTTGCCAAATCGAGTACATCGAAAGCTTGACTTTCTGCTCTCCTCCCAGAATGTTGATTGTCAAATCATCGAGAAAGGCTTTGTCCTCATTGCTCATTAAGCCTCCAAATTATGAAACAACAGGAGCACCGAAGAAGGAGACAGTCACGTTTGCGACGTTCCACTCTTCAGGATTGTTGCTGAAAGTGAAGTTTGTCACTACGCCGTCGAAGGTCATGATCTGACCACCTGTGTCAGTCATGGTGTATTCGAATTTCTTCACAGTCTTTGCTTGAGCTGCCGTTTGAAGCGTCCCATGAACCGTGTCTGCGCTGTCGAAATAAATCGAAAACGTGAGATCAGGAAGGTCAAGGAAAGACGCTTTCTTCTTCACTACAGTTGAAGAGTGGTGAATTGCTTCAATCACTCGTGCTGCCCAGCCACCGCCTTCTGGTCCGTTGTGGATGCCTTCAATCGTGGCAAATGCTGTTGGAGATGCCACGTTCCCAATTTTAAGCACTGCGCCATGCGCCGCCGTTTCTACTACTGCCATATATAGTCCCCCTATTCTTTATGAAAAAACTCGATGTCTACAATTGACGCAATGCCGAGATCTCTATCGTCGATGTCGACCTCATTCAGCACTCTCGCCAATATCACCGAGTCACTACCCATTGCCCCTTTGAAGCCGTGAAAAGTTACTCTCACAGCATCTCCGATATTCTTGGCCTCAAGCGCCGTTCTACCGACGCATGAGAACCGAAAGACACTTCTTGCCGCTGGTGTCTTCCCAGAGTGATGAACTCTTCTGTCAGAAGCGCTCACCTTCGAGAATACCAAGAGAGGAGCAGGAGAATCCTGTTCTGCTCTCACTGGATAAATCCTCGTTGAAACCAAGCTTGTGATCGCCGTCGTTGCGAGCAATTTCGTTGCAAGTCCGTCGTCGATCATTTTCCGAGCATCTCCAATTCACTATTCACTTCTTGAACAAAAATGCTTTCCGCTTGTCTCAAATTTTCATCAAATGCTGGCGTCAAAAAAGCCTGGCCAGGCACTTCTTTGTTGTTTTTCCAGTGTGTGAATCCAAGCTCAACAAGGTGAGCGTGTGGAGCTTTACTTTGCACAAGACCTGCAATCCTGCCGTTCTCCTGCTTCTGTGTTGCAATCTTGATTGACTCTGCGAGCTGCCCTGTATCGCCGACAGGGACCTTGCCAATGGCCGCGTCATATATTGGCTGCACGGCCTTCTTGACTGCCTTCCGTTCAATGCGTATGCGCATCTTCTCGCCGAGCTTGTCGAGCTTATCAGTGACGAGCTTGACGCCAATGACGCCTGCACTCCCTGCCAGTCTGCCTCGTCTCGTTCTCATAATCAGTCCACAATCTCAGCAACAATTTCTGTTCCTACTCGTCGCCCTATCTCCGATTGAGCGATGATGTTCCAAATGGTTCCACCTTCGTTGACTCTGTCAGTTGGAGTCAGCCCCTCGATGAAAGGACATTTGAAAGTTGCAATCCTTGAGTTGACCTTCCTATCGAATGCCAACATCTCAGCCCCTCGAGCTTCGACTTTCTCAGCCCAAACAGTCTTCCAGGATGTCCAAACAGGGACAGCTTCGTTGAGAGCATTGGCTGCTGTGCCCATGTCGCGCTCAATCACAATCTTTCTGTCCCTCCTTCCTGGCAGCATCAATACACCTTCCATGGCATGAGTAAGTATTCGAGCGTCTGAGGAACTTTTGCGATTTCAATCGCGCCAACTGATTCCCGATTCGTGTACCAGTGGCTCACTAGGTTCTTGATCCCCAGCTTCAATTGCGCAGGGATTGCCGTGTCGTCGTCTCCATAACCTGCGACATATTGAATCTGGACTGCATTGGGACGAACTTGTGTGGATGGCCAGCTCTGACCATCTGCAAGGACAATTCGCCCTGGCTCGCTCTCTGTGTCGACGTGGTAAAGGGAAGAGGAAAGGGTCTGAAGGCTCCCTGCTGTGTCGTAATACTTGACCCAGGTCACTGACGCCAAAGGAGCTCTTGGAAGAGCGATTTCACGCTCTGAAGGAAAGAAATCATGACTTTTCTTCCATGTCTGCGTGATCAATGCGCGATTGAGCATGGCTTCGACGACGTTTGTCGTCGCAGCAACCAACCCTGCGATGTACCCATCGTCATCGTTGAAGGTCACTCTCAAGTGTGCTTTCGCGTCGCTTGTGAGCACTGCCTCGCTTGCTGCTGGTGTTACTATCTTGAGAGCCATCTTTTCGCGTCTCTATCCTTTTTTTTGCCATCGCCTGGATGAAGTACTCAGCTTTCTTTTCTCCAACCAATCGAAGCGCGTCACGCATTTCGACTGAGAAGGCAGTCCCCGAAGGGACTGCCCCGCAGTCTTTAACCTCTAGATCGCTAAGCGCGATCAACCTAACTCGTGCCATTAGCTAAGAGCCGAAGGAAGAGTGTCTGGATTGCCAACGTATCGGCCCTGCACGAGCGCGAAAATTGAGCCTGTGACAGGATCGTTCGTGTCCTCAGTAGCTTTGAGACGCACGAAATTCTTGCCAGCAGGAAGAGCCGCTCCATCAACCTCACAAAAGTACATCGCTGTCTTGTTGGCTGTCGTGGTGAACCCTGCAGCTGTCGCAGTCTGGCGTGCTCCGAGATCATCAGATGAGCCAGCGCTTTCGTTTGCAAAATACGTGAAAGGAATCGCTTCTGCGCCTGTTCCACTTACATCAGAGCAAGCTTCAATGGTCACAACAGCGTCACCTGTGTTTGTGCCTGCAGTGATCTGGTCAATGACGAAAGTCACTTTCCCATACTTGCCTGCGTTAATTTCTGGAGTCGTCACGCTTGTTGCATACAAGTCTGCTTTTGGAGCGACGAGAGGAATCACTTTTACTTCTTCAAGAATCTTATTACTCATTTTTCATTTCCTTTATTACAGGAGGCTCTTGTTGAAGGAATTCAGAGAACCCTTCAACAAGAGCTTTCCCAAATTATCGAGCCGCGAGAGTCACAAATGGTGACCGTGTTTGGCTGCCGTTGTAGTCTGTCAGAGCAGAATCCCACATCGAGAATCCATTCACTGCCACAGAGAACCGGAAGGTCTTCTCGTGATAGAGGAATCGGACGTGGATCGATTCTGCAGCTTCAACTCCACCCTTGCGAACAAGTGCGTACTGAGAGAAGTCAGCGAAGAGAATATCTCCGACATCTCCAAGAGCTTTTGCTTGCTCGATGTAGTTCAATGGACGACCGAAGAGCCGATCATAAGGACGATCAGCTGCTCCACCTGCTGGCAACCAAACAGGAACGTCTGAAGAGGCTCCTGCAAGTACCATCTGCTCAAGCTGTGCTTCAACATCAAGGTGAGCGAACACTTCGAACTTGGGACGAGAGCCAGCAAACAAGCGTGCTTTCATCTTTGAAATGTTTGCATACTTCACAGTGTCAGCTGCTTGACCACCTTCAGCTGATACAGTGATCAGAGCAGGTGAGTTGAGCACTCCAAGAGGCTTTCCTGCACCGTCTCCAGCATAAATGGCGTCATCAATGACGAAGCCAATTTCTTTTGGAGCAAGCTCAGCAAGCTTGTTCAAGTATGCAAGGCTTCTGCTTTGCTCGTCAGTGACGTAAGCAATGACATCAAGCCCTTCAGCTCTGCAGCGCTCTTGACGGAGTTTTGGGAAGGAAGAGGCAACTGTCTCTCCTTCAGCTCGCCAATGAGAACGAAGACCGCCGAATCGATAGCCATTCTTGCGACTGGTTTCGTCAAGCATCGTGATTTCAACTTCGTTTGCACCTTCAGAAAGCTCAAAAACAGAGCATCGACTTGCAAGCGTTGCGCCTTCAATCGACTTGTCCATGATTTCCTGGGAGAAGTCAGTCTGAAGCATGAAACCACCTTCAGAACCAACGAGAGTGTTGGCACCAGAAGGAGCTCTCTTCTCAAGTCGTGCTTGAAGGCTTCTTTGAAGTTCAGCAAGACGAGGGTCTTTTCTGAGAGTTGGAGTTTCTTCCATCACAACCGCTCGAAGTTGTTCTCCAAGAGTTGCAAATCCTCGGTACTCGCCTTTCTCGTTGTGGTTATGCTCACGAGTCACCTGGATTTGAGTTGGTTCAGCAACTGATCCAAGCTCGCGTGCTCGCTGTTCATTGGCTTCGATTTCTTTTTGACGCTCAATTGCAGCTTTCACTTCATCAGACTCAGCCTTGAGCTTGTCCCACTCTTTTTGCTCATCTTCAGTGAAAGAACGGACGGTTCCGTCTGCCTGAATGAGCCCGTCATTCATCGTTTTCATGGACGCGCCGATTTTGATCAAGCGTTCCTGTAGTTTCTTAAGCATGTTTTAGTCCCCCAAAAGCAGCTCTTTCTTGCCGAAAAAAGCCGAATTTTTTGTAATACGATTGTTTTCCGTCGATTTGACGGTCTGCGGAGCTCGAGCGAGCCGCTCTGGAAAATAACAACAGAGAGCCAGTCAATGGACTGGATGTTTGCTGTCATGTGTACTTTTTACACCTGATTTGAGATTGCTCAAAAACTTATGCAGGGAAATTTTGCAGAATCTCAATTTCTCTTGCTCGCTTTTCGTGAAGAGCTCTCAGAGTTGTTTGAACTTGATTTTTATCAGCACCAGCCTTGCGCATTCTCTCTTCAAGACTTGTTTGCATGCGCTGCATCCACTCTTGAGAGCGGTCTCTTGGTGGCTCCCCAAGTAAGATTGCAGAGCGAGACGCCATTTTACCAGCAAGTGAGAGGTCTGTGCCGTCATAGAAAGGTAAAACGACAGGAGAAACTTCATAAAGCTTCACTTCTCTGATGATAAAATGAGGAATGTCGTCCTTTTCCTTGGGAGACTGGTACTCTTCTCTGATGATTTCGAAGCCAAAGCTCATCTTTTTGACGATTCCAGCCCTCACATTTTCGATGAGATCCTTGCCGTATTGCGTCGCTGTTGGCTCGATTTCGGTGTAAAGACCTTCTTCATCTTCCTTCAAAACGAGTCCTTTTTCTGTCGAAGCCAGTGGAAAGTCCCAATTATGATTGAAAATTGCGAATTTTTCGCGCTTATCTTTCAAAGTTACTTCAAAAGCACCACGAGCAATCTCTTCTGTGAAGAAGTACCCATCTCCAACCTGGCCGAATACTGCAGCATGGCCAATGAGCTTGTTCTCCTGTTCTTTTTCTGCTGATGCCCTAAGCTCACAGATTCTCAGTTGTCTTTCCATGTTCATTCTCCGTCAAGAATTCTCACAATTTCGTTGATATATTGATCGGCCTCAGTACTGCTCAACGGATTCGTCACACAAGAGCTGTCTCCAGCTGCTACAGCCTGAGAAATGTCAAAAGCTCTCTTTGAAACGTAATAATCAGCGACCTTCAGCGCTTCCTGTTCACCATGTCCAAGGCTTTCCGCTATTGGTAAGAAAGCTTTTTTCATAAATTGAGTGTGCTTCACGTAAAACTCTTCAACCCACTTCATCAAGCCTTCTCTTTTCGCTGCAGACCCTAGCGCCTTGAGCTCCTTATTTGTACAGCGCTCGAAGGTGTCAGCAATGATCCGCTGAAATGTGGCCGCTTTCTTTTCTGCACTCTTCGTTCCTTCTTCTTTGGTTTCCTCTTCATCTGACTCCAGAGGTTCCTCTTCCTGCTCTTCGCCAAGCTCTGTGACAGGAGAGAGATTGTTTGTCGGTATCAAATAGACGTCGCCACCTTCAATCGGGTTCCTGTCATCAAGCTGGCGAGCTTCGTTGATTGAGAGCAGACCACTTTGCACGCGCATGCAGAGCGTTTGTGTCTGTGCCTGCATGTCACCACGGAGAAGAGCGTTGACATTGAACCTTGCAAACGTACTTATCTCTCCAAAGCGCTCCAAGAGCTGACGATTGATTGCGTGCTCGAGTCTTGTTGCCCATGGCTGTATCGTGTACTGAACAAAGAAAATCGCGAGCTGTTCCACGCTCGCGAAAGTCATGCCCTTGTCCATCATCTGAACAAAAACAGGAGGGACTCGGTATATTTGCGCGATTTGATATGCAGAAAGGTCCACTGACTCAATGAACTGCGCTTCTCTGTTCGTCGTGTTGATTGGCTTAAGCTTGACGCCTTGCTCGAGGAGCACTGTGTCATGTCCCATTTCTGAGTACCACTCATGGAATCGCTTGAGAAAGTTCTTTCTCTGCTCATCTTTCTCAAAGAAATGCTCTGTCTCCAGCACAAAGTCGATGAAAGTGCCGTTCTCGAAGTACTTCAATCCATGATCGCTGACAGATTTCGAGAAGTTGAATGCGTCTGCAGCTGTCACCATTGGAGAGCGTCCAATGATCCCGTCCCTTGAATTGATCGTGAAGTGAAGAATCTCCTCAGATTTGTATCTCGTTTCCTGACCGTTGTTCAAATATGTCTTGAAAGAAAGTCTTCCTGTCTCATCAAGCTCAGGCTTTGTGAGCGCAGGATCAAGAAACACCATGCGCTGAGGAACTCCTGCTCTCGTCGCGTCTATCTTCGCATAGCTGTTCCCATAGTCGAGGCACGCATCGATCATCGCCTCCTTGAACTGCATGCCATCTGAGTACTCGTTTGGTCCTTGCTTGAATAATTTTGCGACAGGATGATCAGAAACTTCTTCAACTGTCCTTGTGTCTTTCTTCTCGTAGACACGAAGAGGAAGCATGGCGATTGATTCTTTGATCGCTTGCTTGCATGCGTGCACTGCAGCAATTCTGTTCAATGCTTGAGGACTGTATGTCTTCACTGCGCTTCCAGGGACTGGGTTTTGCTTATACCAGAAAGGGTCCAGAGGTCCTGGTGTATTTCTTTTCTTAAACAGGTTCGGAAATATTCGCACGTTTTTTCGCTATAGAAAAAAGCCGCCACCTCAAAATGAGGGATTGAAGTGGCGACCGTAGCTCAGGAAGCTGAACCTCGTAAGGATTCGCTGGCATTATACTATATTTTTCAGAACTCCCAATTCTTGCGTGTCATAAATAAATGTTTTTTCTTCCGTCGCCTTATTTCGTACCAACATGGTGGCTGCAGTCACGAAAGCAGAGACGAAGTCGATTTTCTCTTCGCTTTTATTCTTATCAGGTTTGATGTTGCCATCTGGATCTTGTTTCGCAATACAGTTTGACACCATCCACTCAGTGACAGGATTGTATTCTGGAATGATTCGCTTGGTCAGAATGACTCTTTGCATGAACTTGCACGCGTCATTCAATGCGAGAATGCCTTGCGAGACCCTTATCACCTTGACGTCGTGGTCATCGATGAGCTCTTGAGCAAGCTGGCCTGTGTTCCATGCGTCCATGAGAACACCTTCCACGTCGAAAACTTCATGCAGTTCAAGAATCTTGTTCATGATCTCCTTGTAGTCGACCCATGCGCCGTCACAAGCATTCAAAAATCCATCCTCAATCCATCTGTCATACGGCACATTGTCCTTTTCCACGCGCTTTTGGACGTTGTCTTTTGGAACCCAGTACCATGTCAGGGAGTAGAATTGATCCTTTGCTACATCAGGAAAAATCGCCGTGAGTGCCGTGATATCGCGAGAGTTGGACATGTCGAGCCCTAAAATACACTTCTTCCCAACCAATCCAGGCTTCCATGGCCTTCCTGCTGGATCTGAGAACTTCTCGAAGTCAAGCATTTTGTCTGCTTGCTCTCCAACCCACATGTTGAGTCGATATCTTTGGTATTTTGTTTTCGACAGGCTTGACGCTTTCGCCTCGTTGATAGAGTCCTCAACCTTATACTCTTCAACTGTGAGACCAATCCCAGGATTCACAAGATACGCAAGACGTGGACTGTCCCAGCCCAACGAGTCAAGCTCAGCTCGAGACGGTTCGCATATCATAGCAAAGAAGGAATCATCTTGAATGATGCCTCTGAGCACCTTTTCTGCATAAAGCCTGTACTCGTAACAGAGGGAGAACTTGTTGTCTCCTGCAGTCGTGATGAGCCAGATGAGAGGATCGGTCCTCTTCGTTCTCGCTGATTCAATCAAGATGTCCAGGATCTCCTTCCCTGACCAGCTCCACTGATGGATCTCGTCAGCAATCGCTCCATGTGGAGACACGCCGTCCTGACCTTGCGCTTGCTTCGAGAAGCACTCCCATTTGCTGTATGTATCAGGGACTGAGATGTTGTCTCTGACTATATTCACACGACGAGAAAGGCTTGGAGAGCTCTCGTGCATGCGCTTTGCTTCTTCGTGGACGAGCTTTGCCTGCTCTTTCTTGGCTCCTGCGCTGTAAACTTCCGCTGCAGGCTCTCCTTCATGGAGTAAATACGAGCCTATTCCTGCAGCTTCCGTGCTCTTCCCAGTACCTTTTGGAAGCTGAACATACGCGACATTGAACCTCCTCACCCATTTTGCAGGGTCATACGGATGCTTGTCCCAGTCAAAAGGCTTTGTCTTGTCCCACTTGAACGCTGGTTTCCTCCATCCAAAGACTGGACGAATCCTGTGGAACTCCTGGGAGTGCTCCAAATCGAAAGGAGCACCGCTCCACTTCTTGCCTTTGCTGTGCCTTAAGTACTTGCGAAAGAACTCGCAGACGTGATCTGCAGCGTCTTCATCCCATACGAGACCACGGTCGCCGCCTGTCTCCAAGTCACGATGCTGTCGCTCAATTGTGAGTCGCCACATCTCCCCATAATCTTCTGGCTTTCTCTGCCAAAGCCTGTCTCTCTCATCCACGAGCTCGCTTGCTTAAAAACTGGTCGAATTCATCTTGCTTCTTCTCAGTGACTTCAAGTTGTATCCTTGTTCTTGCGCTTGGTGTCATTCCGAACTCTCCCTCGAGTCTCAGCAGCTCACGCAGAAAACCACGATACTCGACAGCCCATGGAGCCTTGGCATATCCGCAAGATTTTCCACCGTTGAAAACTTCGTAATAACTTCCTTTCGTGTCGTACATCTCCTTTGCGAGAAGCCACTTGTCAAAAATGTCGCAGTATCTCATCAGCGCGTTGAGGTCGATGTTTGTCAGCAGACCGCAAACCTCAAGTCTTTTCGAAATTGTTTTCCAGATTTTCTTTCCTCTCTCCGTGAGCTCGAAAGGAGGTTTCGTGTTTTTCAACTTCTCTGGCTTGGGTTCATTTTTCGGCAAAGGTCTGTGTGCTGCATTGCCGTTGAGAATTCTCAGCGCAGTTGGAAGTGGCTTTGGTCCTCGCGTTCCCATGGTCATAACTCCTTTACAACATTCATGATTTTTATTTTATCCTTGCAACATATTAAAACGATTCAGGATTGTTTTTTCGCGTTTCGTAACTACCCAAAAACATTGAATTTTTAGAAATGATCGGAAAATGAGCTAACCCCCTGATTTTCTTATACTTGCGGCGCTGTACAAACTCCTCCCCGCGACGAAGGCTATGGCCCCCAGACGTCAAGATCTCCCTCCCCCCTACATTTGAAATGAAATCAAACACGTTGCTCATAGGCTCGCACCTGTAAGAGATAAATCACCTCTGAAAATTGGAAAGCTTTGCGTGCGTATGAAGTCATCGACGTTCACTGATTCACTTTGTACATCGACCACGTTGTCACAGGCTGCGCGCTTGTACTGCTCGAACCATTCCTGGATGATTGCAACACCTTGACGTCCAAGGCTTGGACAATCGAGCACAATATCCTCGACATGCTTCTTGTCACAGTTGACAACAATGATGCGTGCACCTGCGCTTGCGTACTCACTTCTCTTCTCTGCGTCCATCCTTGTTGCAGTGATCACGCATGCGATGGGGTACTGCTCTTCAGTGAGTAGCTTGATTGCTTGGCTCCTTAAGTGTCCAGCGTATGTCTTTACTGGATTCAGCGGTCGCATTCCTACTGCGCGAAAGATTGCGTCAAACGATATGAGAATGCCGTGGTCTTTCTCTGGTGTTACTGCGTCCAGTAAGTCAGAAACCTCGAGGAAAGGAGGATGATATACCACTGTCACAGCTCCTCTGAACTGCTTGCCTTTGACAGTAGGGAACCACAAAGCCTCATTGCTCATTTGCGCCTTCCTCTCCTTCACTTCCTTTGTTGTCTCTTTGAAGTGACATGAACGGCAAAGACACACGACGTTGTCCCTGTTCAGCTTCAGATGTGGATACTCCTTGATGGGTTTGATGTGATGAACTTCCTGTGTGAGCTTCTTGTTGCAGTGTTCGCATATAGGGTTCGACCTCACCTTTGCTGCACGTAATGCCAGCCACTTCCTGGATGAGTAGAAAGGATCAGCTCTTTCCGTGTTCTTCTTTCCCTTCTTGAAAAGCTCACCATAAAACTTCTTGCCCTTCTCCCTGTTGTGCTTGTCACAATACCTTGACGCTCCTGATATCAGCGCACTGCATTGAGGGAAGTTGCAGAACCTCTTGGCCTCACTCCCCACGCAGCGCCTTGATTGTGGTACGTTTCACCTTCTCAGCTGGTATGCCGAAGAGCTCCTCAAACTTCTCTGCTTCAGAGTCAGGGACTCCATTGTACAGCCAGTTTGAGACAGCAGGCTGCGTCCTTCCCAGGATACGTGACAGCTCGCGTTGTCCTCCGACAAGCTCCACTGCGTCTCTCACTCCTTCGACCATTGCGCTGAATCTTTGGTGTCTTTTGCTCATGTGAGTAAGGTATCAGAAATTTGATTTCCTCAAATACTTATCACCTTATTTTTATCAGCATCAGAAAAGAAAGCATGCTTCGAGTAAGGCACCTCCTTCCACACTGTGGTCGTCTCACGCTCATCGAACTCTGTCACCTTGCCGACTATGTCGTGATAGCTGAGAGAATATGGTGGCCACTTAACCCCTTCATAAAGAATGACCTCAAGTGTGGTGTCTGCTGAGATTCTGTCATCTGCCATGTAGTACTCGCGCAAGAGCTCCATCTGCTGGCGTATATGATGATTCCCTTTGCGAATCGGGAAAGCCTGCCTCTGGCTTGAGTAGTAGAAAGAGAACCCTGTCAAGTGAAGCCTCCTGAAAGGGTACTTCATGATCCATTCACTGGTATATATACCTGTGAATGGCCTGCACTTGAGTCTTCTCAGTAGACTGTGAGCCCACTCGTCTTGATAGTCTTTACACTTGCCGCTTGGGATTGTGATTTCAATAGGGTAATCAACGATTGACCTGACCTTCTTGCGCCTTGCCACTTCAATGTACTGGTCTCGATATTGTGCCTGTTTAGGTATCGCGAGGAACTCCATGCGCTCAGTCCAGAGATCTTCCATTGCCGGAGCACATGCGCAGCACACCATGCCAACGAAATCGAATTCTCCTTGCTTGTGCTGATTCGTGCCAATAATGAAAGGCTCTTCAAAGTCCTCTGGTATTTCTACATTGGGAGATCCTCCAATGATGACAATATCTCTGTTCTCGAATAGCTCGCTGAATTGTGACGTATGCATTTGTGCCTCACCCGTATTTAAGTTTTGAAAGTTCAAGCCAGCGCCGAGAGAGTACTGGCTTGTGGAATGTGAAAAGTCCGAAGAGAAAGGCTCTGCGTGTCAGTGGCTTCATAATCTCACCCTCTAAACAAATCTAATGTGCTGCATGCACCATAAGAACGCCTGTGCAATTATGCCTATGAAATTCAGCACTCCGAGCGCGAGCAAAATGGCATACAACCAAGTTAGGTCTGGACCGCGACCAAAGCCAAAAGGATCGCTCATATTACTTCCCTTTTCATCTCTTCTACCACTAGATGCCCTTCGCTCATTAGCCTTGTGGGATAATCTGTGAATCCACTTTTATTAAATTCCGCTATAGCATCCTCTCTTGTTACTGGCTTTTTCCCTATTAGTATTTGCGTGACCTTCAGCCATTCAAGAAATACATATTCATTTGTAAATACAATCAAATTCAAGTTCCCATATCTTACTGACTGAGAATTTTGATCGGTATTGGCCCACAAAAAATCGGCTGTTTCTTTGTCTACTAGCACCACTAAATCAATATCGCTCTCTGGCGTGGGAGTACCGTAAACTCGCGAGCCTGTTAAAAAGCACCGCTTGAAAATATCCTCGCTCATTTCTCCCCCTTCATCTGTTCTTGTAGTCCTTCCACCTTGGTCTTCTTGCCCACCATTCTTTCGTGTCCCTTCTGTTCGCAATTACATAACCCCAAAAAGTGAGCCATAAAAAAAGCAATGCGATTGCAGCAAGTCCGAAAAATCGATCACAGTTCATTCTTCCCACCTCTGATTTGCTTTCCTTAACTGCTCAAGCACTTCATCTGCTATCCTCTCTCGCAACTCGTTGAGAAACCGCCATTTGTCTTTTTTGTACACGAACAATCCTAGAAATGTTTCATGTTGCATCTTGTCTATTTCACGAGCGTTTATTGCTACCTCAAAAATATAGTCTGGCTTGTCTGCTGATAATGTGCACGTTACCCACTCCACGATGTTTCCCTTCATTTCTCCCCCTTCACCCATTTTACGTACTTAAAAAGTGCGCGTCTGGGTAGTTGCGGTAACAACTACCCAGCAAGCCTACAGCCTCAGGAAAGGCTCCGCGCTAAATCTATTCTTCTCTCTCTGTAGACCTTGCCTCTTGTTGGCACTCGTCCTTGTCGCAGAACCGATCATCATAATCATGATAGCCTTCCAACTTTTCCCCACATATATGGCAATAACATTCTTTCATTCTTCCCCCTTCATTTCATCAAGCTTGCTGACAAGATAATCATGCAGCACCATCCAGCCCATCTGATCGATGCAGCCAGGGTTTGTGTATATTTTGAACTTTGCGCCGTCTGACCATCTTTTGATCTCCTCAATCACCGTATTCGCCCCCTCCATGAATCCAATCGCCACCGCTTGCGATGCGCTGATCATCATCCTTCCATGGACTGTGACTCTTTCTGTATCGCTGAACTTGAGCGAGTCAGTGAAATCGAGAGCCAATTCAGAGATTCTTTTCATACCTTCTCCATGCGTCTTTCTAATTCGACAAAATCAATTCTGGCGTCTGCCAAAAGCTTGAACTTTGGAGCAGCATAGTACAGAACTCTCATTTCTGGCCCTTCTCCCCTGCGCACCATCTCGCCCCAATAGTCATCAGCCTTTTTGCTTATCTCTGCGTATAGAGCAATCTGTCCTGCGCCTGCGATTGCTCGCTTGTATGAGTCCGTTTCAACAATCTCTCTGGCTATTTCTAGCACGCGTTCTGCAATGCCTTCTCGACCTCCGTGCAATTCAAAGAGTTTTTGCGCTTCGTCTTTTCTCATTGCTCACCGTCCTTCTTGTGATAAATGATTCCATCAACACTGGCCGCATTTATTCTTGTATGAACTTCGTCTGAGCCTTCTCTGTAGATTGCGAACCATGGGATATCACAGTGCATGCCGTTTTCACCATAAGCCTTGATCGCAGTTACACCTTGAGCACCGACCCAGATTTCGCAGTTGTCTAAATGCAGCCCATGGATCTCTCTTTTGTCTTGTAACATTGTTTTCACTTTCATTTGCCCTCCACGCCGTTGAGTAAGTCCTTGAAAAAGTTGTCTCCTTGATGCGCATACTTCGCTGGGTAGATAACCCTGAAAAGTAGTATCAGGATTTTGATCCCAGCTTTCTCGCGCAAAGTGAGAGTCCTTCTTGCTTCAATCTCGTCGATTTCGATTCTTATATCCATTTTGCTTCCTCTAATTATCCCCAAACACCTCAGCCACAACCTCAAGCACTCCTGTCTGCTCATAGCCATAAGCAGGATTTCCAGCCTCGCCATGAACAAGCACGTCAATTTTCTTTCTCAGGCAATACTTGAGAGCTTTTCGCATGTATTCCACTTGCAGAGCGTCGCCGATGCCTCTGGTGCACCCGAGCTCTCCAAGTAATACTTTTTTTCTTGGCTTTGACTTTTCTATGACATGCCGCAGACTGACGAGATGCGAGCCATTCTCAATGATTCGAGCCTCGTTTCCTTTTGCCACGAATCCACCTGCTCCGATCAACGATATTGGAGCAGGCCAGAAGTGCGCCGTCTGCATGAAGCCCTTCCCCATTTTCGGGAGATAGTCCAGCAGCTTTGGTTCTCCGTATACTGACGAGATGTACTTGGGTTTTGTTGTACAATTCGCGAGGAATTCCCTGTGCTTCTTCAAGAATTTTGAATAACGCAGCACTCCACAGTGTGGCTCGTTCATAACTTCGAAGCCAAAGACTCCTGGCATGGCTTCAATTGACCCACCAATGTACTCCACGTCTTCAACCCAGAGCTCTTCATGCTCCTTGGAAAGGAAAACGTGGTGCACTGGAGGCTTTCCAGGTATGTGCTGCACAACGCCGCCAAAAGGAGTGTGAAAGTCGACCAAGAACTGCAGACCAAGGCCATGACTCGCATCGATGACCGTCAGCATGTTCGTGACCTGCTTATCCAGCCATGCCACGTACTTGCTGCGATTCGTGATGACCTCTGCGTCTACTGAGACAAGCTGATACCTGATTGTGTTGCAGCCCATGTCTCTGTACTTTCTGCAGAGGATCTGCGCATAGCCTGGACTGTGGATGCCTAGATTGAAACCTCTCACGAAATACCTCCCTGTCTCCACTTGTCAAAACAACCTTGATCTCTGAAGAACTTTTCAGGGTCTCCTGAGAAGTACCAACATTCCCAGGCAAAGACGGCCTTGGGAAAAGCAACCCAAATCCTTCTCCTGTTGTGCTCGTCTGCCTTCCCTATCAAGTCGAAAAGCATCGACGTGAAAGAGTCGCTCCTTGCGTACTGCCAGAGGAAGAGCTCGAAATACCATTCTTCCAGTGATAATTCTCTCATTTCCCCTCCTTTATTGAGTCCATGATTCCCAGCGAATAGCCTGCGCCTTTACCTCTGAGAATTCTTGCGTTATCCACAATCAACATGATCACGTCCTTTTCTGAGTCTTCCAACCAGTCAACTTCCTTAAGTGCTTGAGAAAATCGCTCGTATACGCTCAACTCTTCAATCTCGTGCTCTTCTCTGTAGTCGTTATCAAAGCCGCTCATTTTTTCCTCCACTTATCTGCATCAGGACACGTCGCGAAATGCGAAATATGGCCATAAAAATCATCTCCTGCTTCAACCGTCACAACCTCACCTTCTTCAGTGACAAGCTTTGTGCCGTCGTCGCACTCTTTCGCATGCACTGCTTCAGGATCGACAGGATGTTTCTTGCCACTAAACAGCGTCACCCACTCGATTTTCTGGCCGCAACTTCTGCATGTGCTCACAAGTCCTCCTCGATAGCCTTAAACAATTCACCCAGACCAATCCCTTTTTTCCCTATCCTTTTGCTCACCCATTTCCCTGTGGTAGGCCAAAAGTCGAAGTGCCCTTCCACGCGAACGTGCCCAAGATTTGCGTTGACAACTTCAAAACCCAAGCCATCAACTCTTTGAAGGATGTCGAGGGTTTCATGGTACTGCTTCCACTTCTCCTCTTTCTGAATCTCCCTCAGAGCTTTCAAGTCTTCGATTGCTTCAGACATAGAGACCTCCTGAGTTCTTAATGAATCTAAGTGCGAATTCATGCGCCTCAGCATATTCTTTGAAGCTCTTGTACAGAGAGACCTCTTGGCCTCCCATACTCCAGAGAGAGACTTCAAAAAAATCTGCGAAGCTCGGTTCGTTGATGAATAGTTTAAGACTCAGAAAAGGATTGACCCACTCGTCATCATCCCACTTCAGCCAATAAGAACTTGTGAGTAACATGGGGAGGTCACCCTCCCCGAGAAATCCGGTCCCTTCAGTCTTTTCCATAAAAACCTCACCTGACAAAAATAAAATAAAGGATCGCCGTCAGAACCCAGCCTGCAAAACAGACCCACATTCCCTGTCGATACATCTGCTTAAACTTCCTCTCTTCAGCAAAGCGCTTTCTGAGATAAAAAAGTTGCCACTCTTTGTCCATGTGTTCACTCGCTTCGTTTATGTTCATATAAAGAGCACCTCTTCTTCTTTCTTGCTCTCTGTCAGCTTCTCAGCTTCCTTCTTGCAAAGCTCAGAATGAAGAAAGGCCATCTGAGTCATGATCTCTCTGACGTCTTCGTGAGTTGCTACCAAAGAACCGCTTTTCTCATCCTCAAGCCTCAAAAGCTTGAGGACGAGATCAGCAGGAGTTGCGAAAAAAGTCTCCTCTTCTGCTGTGTCGCTAAATCCGCGACTTCGCTTTCCAAGAAGGTATCCGTTTTCAACTTTGCGAATACTTACGTCTCTACGGTTCCAATCAATTTTCATTTTCAGTCCCTCATTTTTTTGCTTTTTCTAGTCATTTCTTTCCGCTGGATCGCTTACGACGACCGAGCAGCTTTCACTTTCTGTCTGTACTTCAACGACTCCAGTGTATTCGCCACCTTCTTTCGAAAAGCGCCATGTCTGTCTGTCGCCGTTCGTAAACCCTGCGAAAATTCCTTGCTCAATCTCTCCTTCAGCGCTCATCACTGAAACGCTTTCGAACTCTTCATCAAATTCACTTGGGAATAAGACGACGAGCTTGCCATCAGATTCGCTGACAGGCTTCCAGAGTAAGCTTGACGGACAATCTGCCGCTGCTTCACCATTTTGAGCGATGTCAATATCAACGCTGTTGTCGTCTTCACTGGCCTTCGAACTGTTCCCAATGTCAACACCTCCGCAACCAGTCATCAGCGCAATAAGCGCACAAAGCATAAATCTCTCTTTCATTGCACACCTCCAATTCCAATATTCTTGTTGTTGCTTTGACTTTCAATTTTAGTTATTCCGACCGCTTGATCTCCGTACTCGTAGACAAAGCCAACCTTGTGGCTCTGGCATGCAGCGAGCAAAGAGAGGACAGCGACCAGCATCATCGTCTTCTTCATGGTGTCCCCCTATTTTTCTGAATTATTTCTCTTGCCATTTTCCGAACAGCTGACAGCGAGAGATTCAAAATGTCGCAGACTTGTGCAACCGTTATTGACTCAGGCTGATAGCCGTCACGAAAAAACCAGTCCTCCAAGTTCCTGCGAGCGTGCGTGATTCTGACAATCCTGCTCGTCGGAGATTCTGAGCCCTTTGTCCCAAAGTTGCCGTCTTTTTTAAGGTCTTCAAACGCAATCTCAAGGAATCGCGCATAAAAACACCGCAGAGGATACGGAACTCCTGACTGTCTCTCTTCATCAATCTCAATCATCGAAACTCTCCCTGAAATGTGAGAACGCTCCTGACATCAAGCCTCGTTCTTTCATCACCCAAATCTCTGCTCCTTCCCAGAAGTAGGAAATGTCTGACTGACGAAAACACATGCCAATTGCGTCCTTGTCGCTCTTGTAAATGCCAACGCCCCAGCCCCTCTCCCTCGACTTGCTTTTCTGTCGTCCGACTGCTTTGTCGTGTGGCTCGAGCCAGTCTTGAATCGTCTCCTGAACTGAGACTCTGTCTGCTCTTTGCTTGACAGACATCAGCACGACCACCACTGAGAGACCGTCATACTGTTCAATCTTTGACTTGTGCCTTCTGTACAGGATGTCCAGAGCCGAGATTTTCGCTTTCGTGTCTTTGTTTGAAGTGATGATTGGACGACCTTTGACAACCGCCATCTGCTTTGTGTTCTTCAAGATTGGAAGGACCTCAAGCTCTCCTTGAATGATGATGCGTATACGCCTCCACCCTTCACGGTCTCGCTCGATGATGAGCTCCATGGTCGATGAGTTCACATAGTGCTCGACGAGCTGCTTGTATGTCATGTCAGATTTCTTCACCGGACCCCCTTCACAGGATTCGTTTTAAAATACTTATAATGGGGAGCCTTATCAGCATGTTTGAGCATGAAAACTCGAGCAAAATACGAGATCCAAGTGTTGCAAATTGCGTGCTGTTTGCCGTTCGAAGTGCCTTGATTCTTCCAGAGCTCTCGAACCCTTTCAGCAATGCCCTTTGCTGTGACATGTTCGTTCTGCTCGATTGCCTTGAGCGTCTCAGCTTCAAAGTCCAACCAGACAGAAAGATTTCTGTTTTTGTACTCAAGAAACTTTGCAACCGTCTCACGAGGTACGCCCATGTCCTGCAGCCTCGCTGCATACCAAGAATCGTCCCTCTTCACGTTTCGTCCTGCTCCGTTGTCCATGCCGATATCCATGTCAAAACGCCTCCCCTGCTTGTGAAGTAAAACTTGAACCAGGAGCGCTCGAGCGAGTCGTGGGAGAGCCGAAGGTTCGAATGTTATTTCTGTCAAGAAACTCCTGGTTCAAGATTTCGTATTCGTAGCCTCTGACAGCGTTGCCGCCTGCTACTTTCGCGACCGCGACTGGCTTGATCCGTTGCACAAAAACTTGATTCTTTTTTGTCACAACTTCAGCCACGTTTGGATTGCGCATGATGTACACGACATGGCCATCAGTCGCTTTGTAGAACTTCTTTTTTTCGCGTTCCGTCCAGTCGCTTTCTGCTTTGTCGATTGCTCTCATCGAGTCAATTCCATGCGAGGGAGGAAGGTTTGGACAACCGTCTCCAGCCTCTGAGATTGATTTCAAATCTGGGAAAATGCCGCTCAAAATGATCGACCTTTTTGCCGTCTCTCCTTGATTGTTAAAACTCATAAGTCCCCTATTTTTTCAGTCAAATTCAACGCATTGCCGAGCCGTAGCGAAGTGATGCTTCCTTTGTGTTCACCAGCCTTTGCTCAGAAGTGAGTTGATCAGTTGCTTGCTTAAGCGCCCAGCCAATGAGCCATGAGAAAGCGTCGACGCGCTCGAGCTCCCAACGAGCTTTCTTGGCAAGCTTGCTCTCGACCTCGAGAAAGATTTTTGGGAAGTCGATGCCTGGACGAAGACCTGCTTGGATGTACGATTTCCAAATCTGGTGGAGCTGTTGAATCGTCAACCAAATGTGCGGATATTTTTTCATGGGTCTCTTGTGCTCGATGACCCAAAGGTTTGTCTCAGCGAGCTCTTGAGAGTTGATTTCTTGCAAAGCGCCGAAAATGCCCCTCAGTTCAATTTTCTCAGGTTCGGATAAGGTAACCCCTAGACCCTCTATGTATCTTTCAATCTCGGTGGCAAAATCGTCGAAATCGACGTGGTCGGTATTTGTGGTCAGGTCTGATTTTTCAACTTCTGCGACAGTGATGGCTTGGATTTTATTTCTTCGGGTTTCTTCCGAGTTTACTCTGGTTTCTTCTGAGGAAACCCGAGAGCTTTCCTTTACTTTACTTTCTCTTTGTATTTCTTTTTCTTTAGATCTTTTCTTAAGAAGGAGGACCCCATCAGGCAAATCTTGCTCAACACGACGCGCCATTGAGAGCACATCGAAGAACCTTTTCTGTATGCCTTTTGAAGTCAAAAAGCCTGTATTTTCAAAGACTTCCTTGTCAAAGAGTCCGACCTCCAAACAGGTCTTCATGATTCCTCTGATTTCTTCCTCATTTCCTCCTAGTTTCCTCTGAAGAAACCCGAAGAAACGATCATCCCACTTGTAGCAGGCTCCGACTCGGTACGTTCGACAGAGCATCTCGATATAGAAAAGAACTCCAAGGGGTCCATGTTGATAAAGCAACACGTCAATCTTGTCGTCTGCGAAGAAGTCGACGTCGAGAGGAAAATATTCCAAGCCTTTCTTCGATGGCCTACTCATAATCACCCCCAGCAGACTTCTCATGCTTGCCGATGTCCATGACCAAGAAGATCAACATACGCTCGACCTCGTGAAGCTTTGCGATTTTAATTTGTTTGTTCTCAGGGTCCTTCTCTTCTTCTATTTCTAACTGGAGAATACGCTCCCTTTGTCTGAGGAAAGCCTGATACCTGCAGAGATGAATGTTTCGAAAAAATATGTATTCACACGAGCTGTTTGGATACCTGTCAGGACCGTCAGGGAGTCCATCGCGCCTCTGTTTCATCTTGTTCACTAAAGTCACGACGAACCCCCTGAAAAACCAGCCTAAAACTCAATCTGCTCACCCACTATTGCCTTCAACTTTGCTTGGCCGTACTTCGCCTTGAACGCAAGTTGAATCATCTCCAGAACCCTTTCGCTTGGACATTCTGGCAAGCTCAGGAGAGAGACCGTCTCTGCCTTCGCTCCTTCTCTTAGTCCCTTCAACTTCACAACCACTTCGACTGAGAAGAGGTCTGGTTCATCGAGAGCAAGGACCAAATCTCCTGGCTCTTCCATGCCTTCGAACTCTTCTTGTTTTTGTAATGCCTTCATTTCGCCTCCTTCGTATTCCTTGAGCAGTCGTGTATGCGATGCCCGAGGAGTTTTCTTTGTGAGAAGTCAACCTTCTCGCCTCTGAGGTATCTTTCGCCGTCGACGACAAGAAGCTCCCCCTGCTCGACTTCGAAGAAGCTCAGAGGCTTCACGTCTACCCACCAGCTTCCACGCTCGTTGCTTCGCTTGACTCGTTTGATTGTTGCTCCGCATCGCTCGCAGACTTGTCTTTCTTCTTCCATTTCTTTTGCTCCTTGGTCTCTTCTGGTGCGCCAATGATGGCGTTCAGAGAGCTCTCTTTTGGTGCTGAGTCCTGCTTTTTCGCGTTGAAAACGTCAGAAATGCGAATCTGACCGTCCTTGATACTTGCGAAAATTCCACGCAAGTCGCCAAGCTGCAGCTCGTCGATTTGATCAACTGTGTTCCCAAGCCAGTCCTCAAGGTCTGACACTGAGACTCCAATCCTGTCGAAGCTGAGGCAGAGCTTGCGAATCGTTTCCTCTCGATTCGTCCCGAGCTCCTTGTCTGCAAGCTTGCGAAGTGTTTCGCTTGCTGCGTCAAGGCAGTCTTCGATCACGTCTGATGGGATTGCTTTGAGGACGCAGTTTCTTTCGCATAGCGCTCCGCGACGATTGATGAGCTCTCTGAGGTCTCGCTCGTCAGGAGATACCCACTTGGTGACACCTCGACTCCCTTCGTACACCTTGCGCTGCACGAGTCGCTCGAAACGGTCTTCGATTTCAAAGTATGCATTCGTTTCGAGGTCGTGCGCATATCCCTTCAAGTGCACGAAGTCCGCAGTGATTTCGACCACACGAAAGCCTGAGCGAATGTTTCCCCATCGCTTTGCAATTTCTCGAGCAAGAGCGACAGACGGCCCTGTGATGTTCTTGTTCCCTCGTGGGAAGACGTATCTCGCAAGCTCTGCAGCCCTTGGCCTGTCCATGGCCTTCATTGCTCGCGTGTATGCTTCTTTTTCATTTCGAGGAAATCGCTTTGCAATCGCAATTGCGCTCTGAATTTCCTGCTTTTCTCGCTCTGCAACTGCAAGAGCTCCGACGTCTGATGGCATCAAAGAAGGTGAGCCACCTTCAAATCCGTCTGCGTTTATTATGTCCATTTTGTCCCCTCATTTTGTTAGTATGCCGCCAAGGCAAAGCGCCAAGGCGAGAATCACGGCCAACCTTACGAGCAGCCGCTCGAATTGCCATGGAGTGATCACGCCGTCACCTTGTTCTGAAGGTAAGGAGAAGGAGAGATCATCTCGATGGTATCTGGATACGCTGGCCACTTGTCTGCGTCTAAGCACTCAGCATAAGCGTTGAGCAAAGAGCGATTTTCTGCGCGTCCAATAGCGAGAAAATCTTGTGACAGCTCAAAAACTCGATGCGCGAAAGGACCAACCTTTTCAACGACCAAGAAGAGAAACTTGTTGACGTCAAGCCCGAGAGCTCTCATGCCGTCCAAATAGTGAGCAGCCTGTCGATAGTAAAGACGAGTCTCAATCTCGCGTGTGAATCGCGATGACCTTGCCTCTCCTCTTTGTGCACTCTTGAGGTCAAGACCTACGCCGTACTTTGTCGCGATCAAATCAACTCGTCCTCTGCAGAAGATCCCTGTCTCCTTGTCTTGCCAAAAGAGCGTGATTTCTGTGCCGTCATTATTGTCGAAAAGAGCTCTGACAACCTTGTCCTGGAAAATTGAAGCTCTTATTGAGTGGATGGTCAGCATGTCATTGTGCTTCAAGATGTTCTCTTCTTTGAAGCCTTGCTCCAGGAGTCCTTGCTTGAGCGCGATGCCCATTTTCTTTCTGCCATCATAATCCTCTGGAAGTCCGACATACTTCTCAGCAAAGCGTTCTGGCTCAAGGAGTGCGCAGTGCAAAGCTGACCCAAGCTTCATTGCATCTGTCTGCTCTGAGTGCGTGGCCTTTGCGTAGACCAAATGTGCTGGCGATATTTCGAAGCTCAGCAAGTCGTGGTGTGAAACTCCTGGGAATGTCTCGTGATAGACCTCCTCACTGACTCCCTTGTGTATTCCTGGCTTCCACTCAACTTGCTCGATTTCTTTTGTTTGATTTTCCATTTTCAAAACTCCCTCAGTTTTGTTTGTTAATTACCCAACAACGATTCGTCCGACGAAGTACCCGACGATCAGCAGCATCGTCCAACCGAACGTCACTTTGAACGCGATGTCACTCGCTTCCTCTTTCGAGATGTAGTCTTTGAATTGCCTCATATAGTCCTCCTCATTTTTTTGTTTGTTTTCTTCGAAGAATCACGAAGATCGATTTCGTAAAAGTACGTAGGGTCTACGCCCAGCGCATGACAGAGAGACACGAGATTGCGACCGAGCATGTCGACTCGTTTGCCGTTCTCGATGTCTGAGAGAGTTGATTGTGGGAGGAGGCAGAGAGAGGAGAGCTCGACGAGCGTCAATCCTCTTTGCTTTCTCAATGGTCTCAGCTTTGTGAAGCGTGGACGGATTAAGATATCGCCGTTGCGAAAGTCGCTTGTTTTGTGATAGAGTTCCATTTGCTTTGCTTAAAAGCGCAAACTCCTCTCGCGAGGCTGACAGGTTTTGGGATTAGTCCCCCATTTTCCCTGTCAGGGATTGCCGTCCAGTTTGCAAAGCCAGTCCAAAAGACTGGCTTTTTTATTGCCTAATTAACTACTTGGAACTTTTTGGACTGTGTCTGAAATGTGTTCTTATCGGTCATTAAGGTCTTCTCTTATAAGAAATTTAGAGAAGGACGGTTCTTTTTGACTGAAAAGGCATGTCAGATAAGCCTCAAAAAGTTTCTTCCAATCTATATACAAAATCAGAAGATATGGGAATATAAAAAGTGAAGTTTGATAAAAAAAGTTTTTTGCTATGCTGACAGACGAAGAAAAAGCAAGGATAAAAGCCGAGGAAGAATTCCGCGTTAAGGCCAGAAAAGACGCAGAAAACAAGAGGTCAGCGAGAGGCTGTTTGACTGGCTTGGTGTTGCTGTTTTTGATCGTGGGATACTGTTCTACTTACGAGCCTACGCCCAAGACTCCCGAAGAAATTGCTGAGGAGGTTCGATGCCCATTTTCGCATAAGCTTGAAGTGAAGCAGCTTGCCATGGAGTCGGTCAGTAAGAACCTGAAGTCTCCAGGCTCTGCGAAGTTTGTGAAAATGAAAGAGTACAGGGACCCCTCAAAAGACTGCGCCTTCAACGTCAAGGGAGAGGTCGACTCGCAGAACGCCTTTGGAGCCCTCATTCGTGCTCGCTTCCATGTCTATATTGAATTTTCCAAAGACAACGAAGCGCGAATTGTGATGAAGTCCCTCGAGTGAGTCACTTGGCCTTGAACTCAACTGCAGCCCTCTCCGCAATCAAGCGCTCGAGGACAGCCGTCTTGTCCTCTTCATACTTCTTCGAAAGCTTCTCCAGGAGGTCAATGGTCCTCTTGGAGAGTCGAAAAGCCTTCATGCGCTTAGCTGAATTTTGATTGGATTTCTTTTTCAACATTTTCCTTGTGCCTTGTGAGATATTCCTGGCAGAGAAGGCATCTGATGAAGACCGTCTCTGTGTCGTTGTCCTGGCCCATGAGCTTGAGCATCTCGAGGATGCATTCGTCTGATGATGCTGCGATTCTTTGAGCGATATAGCCTTGGTTCATTAGTCCCCCATTTGATATCAGCCTGCAAGAATTGCCGTTCCTGTAGACTTCGTTTGTTCAGTATATACGCACGTCTAGACGCTGTGAAGAGCAAAAAGGATTCAAAGAACTCTCATTCTATCCTTCTTTAATGTCGAAAAAGTTTAAGGACTTAGCAGCATCAACACTCTGCTCAAGCTTTGAAAAGTACTTCTGCGTGGTCACTAAGCTTTGATGTCGGGCAAAATTCTTCACGACAACTGAAGGCAGGCCATCCAAGAACATTTTTGTTATGACTGTATGCCTTGCGCTGTGAGAGGAGTACAGCCTTGAATCCAAGCCTGCAGTCTCGCAAAGCCTCTTGAAGCGCCTGGTGATTGTCCTCGTGTCAATGCTTGATTTCACTGACCTGTATACTGTGGCTAGAAGTGGATCAGTAGGATAGCAGCCCTCCTGCTCGACTCTGTATG